AGGAGAAGAGAAAGAGCTTTTGATGAAGTTAAAGGTACTCTTGTAAATAAAGATTCTAACAACAATCCAATCCCTATTGTATATGGAAAAAGACAAGTTGGAATAATTCGGACATTTGTAGAATCTTCAGGAACTGACAATCAATATCTCTATGTCGCAGGAATATTATGCGAAGGTGGTGGAAGTGGAATCCAAAGCATAGAAGAAATTTATGTTGATGACAAATTAGTAACCTTTGATGGTGCATTAACAGATGGTACTTTAAGAGGTGTATCTAGTTCAGATACTAATTTTTATAAAGGAGAATCTTTAATTTCTATTCAGGCATTTTTTGGATTAGACAATCAATCAGTTTCTTCTTTGCTTGACGAAACTACAAGCTGGACTTCAGATCATAAACTATCTGGTATCGCTTATTTAGCTTTAAGGTTCAAATGGAATCAAGATGCTTTTAATGGTATGCCAGAAGTTAGAGTTACTTTAAAAGGTAAAAAGATTTACGACCCTAGACTAGACACAACTAAAGGTGGTTCTGGTTCACATAGACAAGATACAGCTTCTACTTGGGCTTATTCTGCAAACTCATCTTTAATTCTTTTAGATTATTTAAGAAATACTAGATATGGAAAAGGATTACCTAATGATGCTTTTGAAAGTAATTACGAAACATTCAAAACTTCTGCAAATACCTGCGACACACAAGTAACTCCTTATACAAGTGCAAGTTCAATTAACTTATTTGAAACCAATGCAGTCTTAGATAGTGAGAAAAAAGTAATTGATAATGTTAGAGAACTATTAGTCCCTATGAGAGCAATCTTTAATTACACACAAGGTAAATACAAAATTATTATTGAGGGTTCAGGTGCTTCACAATTATTATTAACTAAAGACAATGTTGTAAGTGAAGTTAGATTACAAGGTGAAAGTAAATCAGAAAAATACAATCGTGTTATAGGAACATTCTCAAACCCAGAAAAAGATTATCAATCAGATACAGTTTCATACCCACCATTTAGTGATTCACATTTAGCATTAGCAGATAGACACTCAACAATGCTGACTGAAGATAATGAAACTTTATTAGAGAAAAGTGTTGATATGATACAAGTTACGTCTCCTTATCAAGCTGAAGAAATTTGCGAGAACATATTAAAGAGATCAAGAAACAATTTAAAAGCAGAAGTAACTGTAACTGCTGAAGCACTTAATCTTAGTATAGGAGATGTGGTAACAGCGACTTACGATACTGCAAGTTTTGTAGCCAAACCATTTCGTGTAATGTCTTTAGCTATTAATTCTGATTCAACAGTAACTCTTGGATTAGAAGAACATCAAGACGAATTTTACGATTACGAAAATAAATTAGAAGCACCTGCTATTGCTGACACTACTTTACCTAATCCATTTTCTGTAACTGCACCAGTTTCAGTAACTCTTGACGATCAATTAATAGAATACTCAGATGGAGTCGTTATTACTGCTCTTGATGTAACCATTGGTGCATCATTAGATAATTTTGTAGATTACTACCAAGTTGAATACAAACTAAGTACAGATACCGACTACATTATTCATGCACAAGGAAAAGGATTAACTCAAAGAATATTAAACGTAATAGATGGTTCTCTTTATAATGTAAGAGTAAAAGCATTTAACACATTAGGAGTTGGTTCTACTTATACTTCTGCATCAAGAACTATTATTGGTGGTATCGCTTCACCTGCTGATGTTGAAGATTTTTCTTGTAATATTATTGGAAGTGATGCTCATTTATCTTGGACACAAATTGCTGATTTAGATTTAGCTTACTACGCAATTAGATTTTCTACATTAACATCTGGTGCATCTTGGTCTAACTCAGTTTCTTTAGTTGAAAAAGTTGCAAGACCAGCTACATCAATTACTGTCCCAGCAAGAGTAGGTTCTTATTTAATTAAAGCAGTTGATAAATCTGGTAACTTATCTGCTAATGAAACAATTATAGCTACTAACATAACTTCAATAGGAAACTTTAATGCTGTTGCTACACAAACTGAATCTCCTACTTTTGCAGGAACTACATTTCAAACAATAGTATCTGACGGAACTTTAAGATTAGATTCTTCAGAATTATTTGATAGTGCAACTGGTAACTTTGATTCAGCACCTTCATTCTTTGATTCTGGTCTTACTTCTTTTGATTTATATTCTAGTGGAAATTATGTATTTGCTTCTCCAATAGATATAGGTGCAGTTTATACTTCAAGAGTTACTGCTTCTATTACTCAAACTTCTGATAATGCAGATGACTTGTTTGATGCAAGAACTGGGAACTTTGATGATGCTAGTTCTAGCTTTGATGGAGATACTCCTGCTAACTGTAATGCACATATTGAGATTGCCTTATCTAATGATAATATAACTTATAGTTCATTTAGAAACTTTGTGGTCGGTGATTACACAGCAAGATATTATAAATTTAGAGTAGTATTAACTTCTTTTGATTTAAGTTCTACTCCAGTTATTAGTGCTTTATCAGTAAGTATAGATATGCCAGATAGAATATTTAGTGGAAATGATATTACTTCTGGTACTGGCACTTATAATGTTGTCTTTACTAATCCTTTTTATTCAAATTCTTATGCAGTAGGAATAACAGCACAAGGATTAAACACAGGAGATTTCTTTACAATTTCAAATAAAACTGTTAATGGTTTCAATGTTGCATTTAAAAACAGTAGCAATACAGGAGTTACTAAAACTTTTGATTATTTAGCTAAAGGATATTAGATAGAATATGGCACAACACGATTATAACATAGCGAATCAGGGTTTCCCTGCATTTAGAACAGATTTAAACAACGCACTATCAGCAATTCAAACTACAAATTCAGGAACATCAAGACCAACTGGTGCTGTCGCAGGACAACTTTGGTTGGATACAACTTCGGCAACCACACCTACATTAAAATATTATGATGGTGCTGATGATATATCTTTAGCAACTATTGACCATTCAGCTAACACAGTAAATTGGTTAGACTCAACAGTATCAATTACTGGACTCTCTACAACAGCTACTGGAACAGTTTTAACACTTTCAGATTCAGCAAATACAACAACAGTAAATTTAATTTTAGACAATCAAAAAGAAATTCGCTTTCGTGAGACTACTGCTAATGGAACAAACTATGTTGCATTAAAAGCACCAGCTAGTGTTAGTGCTGATTTAACTTTTACATTACCTGCGACTGATGGAACAAATGGACAAGTATTAACAACAAATGGTTCTGGTGTATTATCATTCGCAACTCCTGCTTCTGGTATAGCTTGGCAATCTTCAGTTAAGACTTCTGGTTTTACTGCTGTTGCTGGAGAAGGATATTTTTGTAATACTACTTCGGCAGGATTTACAGTAACATTACCTGCAACACCAACTGCTGGACAACAAGTAGCCTTAGTAGATTATGCAGGAACTTTTGATACAAATGCTTTAACTATTTCTCCAAATGGAAATAAAATAGAAGGTGGAACAGCAAATTTAGGATTAACTGGTGAAAGAGAAGGTGTATTATTAGTTTATATAGATTCAACACAAGGTTGGTTAGCAACATCAGGAATTAATGAAGGAACAGATGCTTTATCTGTGCCACCTTATTCAATAGATTTTTTAGTAGTAGCTGGAGGTGGGGGTGGAGGTAATGGATTTGGTACTGGTGATTATGCTTCAGGTGCTGGTGGTGCTGGTGGTTATAGAACATCTACTCAAACAGTAAGTACTGGAATAACAATTACAGTAACAGTAGGAGATGGTGGTTCTGGTACTAATCCAGCAGTTGGAGTATCAGGTTCAAGTTCTTCAATATCAGGTTCAACTTTATCAACAATAACTTCTGCTGGTGGAGGTGGAGGTGGAAATTCTGCTAATACTGGAGTAAATGGAGGTTCTGGTGGTGGAGGTGGTGCTGCTGGGGCAAGTACTGCTGGTGGAACAGGAAACACTCCAAACACATCTCCAAGTCAAGGAAATAATGGTGGAACTGGAACTTTTAATGGAAGTACTTCAGGAGGTGGAGGTGGAGGTGCTGGTTCAGTTGGTGGTAATGCAACAGGAGTTCCAGCCGATGGAGGAAATGGCGGTGCTGGAACAGCTTCTTCTATAACTGGTTCATCTGTAACAAGAGCAGGAGGTGGAGGAGGAGGTTCTGGTTATACTCCTACTGCTGGAAATTCTGGTGGAACTGCGACTGGAGGTGGTGGTGCTGGTAGCTCAACTGGTACTGGTTCAGCAGGAACAGCTAATACTGGAGGTGGAGGAGGAGGATCAAGAGGTGGACAACCTGCTGGTGGTAATGGTGGAAAAGGGGTTGTTATATTAGCTATGCCACTTGCAAATTTTTCAGGAACTACAACTGGTTCGCCAACAGAATCAGATGATGGAACAACTAAACGATTAGTATTTAATGGATCAGGGAGTTACACAACATAATGGCTAGTTTTGCAAAAATAGGATTAAACAATAAAGTTATTGAAGTGCTTTCAGTAGTTAATGAAGTTTTACATGACAGTAATGGAGTTGAACAAGAAAACATTGGTATTGACTTTTTAACTAAATTAACTGGTTGGGCTATATGGAAACAAACATCTTATAATACTCATGGTGGAGTTCATTCTTTAGGTGGCACACCTTTAAGAAAAAATTTCGCAGGTATAGGTATGATTTATGATGAAGATAGAGATGCTTTTATTTCTAAAAAAACTTTTAACTCTTGGGTATTAAATGAACAGACTTGTCTTTGGGAAGCACCTATTACTAAACCAACAGAAGAATTAGAAGAAAATCAGTATTATTCTTGGAATGAATCTATTATAAATTGGGAGATTAAAACAAAAGAATAAACGAAAGGAAGAAAAGTGGAAGCAACAATTAATGGGATATTCCCAACACCAGTTTACATTTCAAAAATAAATAGAGAACTTACAAATAAAGAATTATCTTTTGTTGATAAAACAAAATCTGACTGTAATAAAAATGATGGCAATATTACATCAAACAATAACTATATTCTTAATGAAAAACCTTTTGCTAGTATTAAAAAAGAATTAGATTTAATAGTACAAGATTATTTTGATAAAGTTATTTCACCAGCTAATAACATTACACCTTACATCACTCAGTCTTGGTTAAACTATACAGAAACAAATCAATATCATCATAAACACCAACACCCAAATTCATTAGTATCAGGAGTATTCTATATTAACTGTGATGACAAATTTGATAAGATTAAATTCTTTAAAGACAGATACCAAACAATTAAACCAGAAGTAAAAGATTGGAATATATGGAACTCAGAAACTTGGTGGTTTTCAGTTAAGACTGGAGATATAATATTATTCCCATCTTCCTTAACACACATGGTAGAAAATAAAGAAGGAACTAATACTAGAATTAGTTTAGCTTTTAATGTTTTTATAAAAGGAACAGTTGGTATCAATAAACAATTAACAGAACTTATATTATGACAGTAAGAAAACTATCTGTTGAAGCAACGATAAAAAGATACACAAATGAAAATGGTTTTTCTTGGGGTATTAATACAGTAATGAAATCTTTAGCACCTGACGCAAGTTATGATCTTACTTCTGCTGGTGAGTTTATTATAGATAGATGGAATTCACCTTTGCCACAACCTACATCACAAGAAATAAGAGATGAATATATAAGACAACAAACTATTGCAGAATGTATAGAATACTTTAATAAGGTTAAATGATATATTTTATATTAGGTTTAATACTTGGCTTATACGCAGAATGGAAGTGGGAGATAGCTAAGTACATTATTGAATCTGTAAAAGAACATTTAAATATAAAGTAATCTTGATTTTTGTTGCAACGCAACATATATATCCTAAAACTAAATAGGAGAAA